GTAAAGTTAAAGAAATATTAATAGGACTAAAATAAGGTAAATCCTTTGTTTCGCCGATAGTCTTTACTACTAATTTTCTATCTTTAAAAGTGATTGTTAAGTTTTCTTTTGTAATACTAGGTGCAATACAATCAAAAACAATAGAACCATCTGCTTCTTTTAGTGAGTAAGAAGAAGTATTTGCTGAAGAAGTAAGACTTAAAACGTCGTTTGTAAGAGCATCAATAGCTCTGCTATAGTCTTTATAAGTGTATTGATTAATTGGAAATTCTCCGAAAATCGTACTGAACATAAATTTTTCTCCTAAAATGTTGTTATATATAATTTAAACACCAAAATTAAATTGGGAACCTTTTCGAGTCATTTTTTTTATAATTTTTTATCAAAGTATTCAAATCAACTAAGTCAATGTTGCCTCCCCAGCTTTCAACTAAATTCTTGATTTCTGTATAAGACATTTTATTTTTTTCAATAATGTCACATAACTCTTCTTTGTACTCCTTTACATTGTCAAAAATATAAATCTTTGTTTTATTTGCAACTTCAAACGTATTGTTTGAGTCGTTAACAGTAATCAATAAAGTGGACATAATACACCTCCTTATATTAAATATAAGAGTTTATATCACGAGTTTAATAATATCTTTATGTCTAAGAATTATTACTTCTTCTTCATATAATACTTCGCAAAATTGTTCTTCAATATCTCTTGTCAATAAGGTTTCATCTATAAAACAAAGATATACACCTTCTTTTAAATAAATAGCTTTAATTTTTTTTGTCGGGTTTTTAATACTATAACCAGATACAGAATTAGCTTCTTTGACGTTAATTAAAAAATAAGAAGCTATTCTACTCAAAGCTACTATGTCTTTCTTGTATGAAGATCTGCGATTGATGAAGCAACAAAAGATTGAGGTTTAGTTTTAACTTTAAATCCGCATCCTGAAACGTAACCTTTAATCATGTTTTTATATCTAGAAGAAAGATGGTTTGAACTTTCATTTACATCTGCATGAATTTCAATATTTGCTAATTTAAATTTATCTTTAATATCTAATGCAATCTTAATTGAATCTTCAGTTTCTTTAAGTAGTCTACGTGACAAGTCTAGATAGACGTCATCTTTAACTTTTTGCCTTACATAAAAATAACGTCTATCATAAAATTCAGTATTTAAAACGCATATAGCGCTAGTAAAAATAAAGTTATAACCTAACTTAACACTATCAGTACCTACTATTATTTTATGACCTTTACTTTTAGACACAGACTCTAATATTTGAAACATATCCTTAGTAGATATAAGTTCTCTTTTGCCTGTCTTCCAGTAGTCTTTCATTATTAAACTCTCGTTATTTACCTAATGTTTTTGCTTCGCTTATATTTCCAATAAATTGGTAAGCACCTTTATTAAATAGGGGAGCAACACACTTAGATTTTCTTATTGCTTCTTTTCTTGCAAATTTATCACCGCAACTAATACAAGTTTTATAACCTAAGTCTTTTCTTTTGTTAGGATATTCTTCACCACAAACATTACAATAAGCCATATTATCCTCGCTGATAGTATTTAAGTGACCCACAAATCTTTCTATAATAGTCTGTGCTGCTCAAACCAGAAGCAGCAACTTCTTCTGTCCAGTCCTTGTACATTGCATAACCAAGCTCAGTTAATTCTTCTTCAACAGCAGGATATTGAACTGGATCAATAAACCCATCATCTGGCTTTTTCCACTGTCCTTTATTTTTTTCATCTGTTTTATATAACTTCAAAGATTTAGGCGTATTAGAAAGCATGTTAGCATGAAGAAGTGTCTCGGGCTTTAAGACAACTTCTATTTTGTTGTTTTCTTTGTCAATAATGTTACATACACAAACAAAGTTTTTTCTACCTTTTGTCTTTACAAACTTTAAAAAAGCTTTCTCATGAAACTTAAAAGACCTAGTAAGGCTTATTGCTTTTTTTGAAGAATACTTTTTTTCATTAATTGCAAAAGTTATTTTGTCTAATATGTGCTGAAACTCTTTAGTGTCTGTATGAAAGTATATCCATTTATGCTTGACACCACTGAATTTTTCTTTTATTTTATCTTTCATAATTTCCTCTTTTTACTATTATAAGACAAAATTAATTTTAATGCACGCTTAATCTTCGTCAAAAACTACTGACTCGACTTCAAAGCCGTATGTAGATTCAAGATATTCGACGATATCTTCTTCTTGCGCGTCACTATCAATATCATCTTCGCTTATTTTTAAAGACTTAGGCAATACTGCAATTTTTCTTGACTCTTCATAGTTACAGTCTTCAAAATCTGTCCCACCAAATGACCAAATAATCTTTTTAATTTTAATCATATATAAACTCCTATTTTGAGTCTATATATAACATAGAATTCATATTTGTTTTTACTTTTTTAATGAATTAATTTTGCGAGTAATGTACCAAACAGCTTTTTCCAGGTCTTCTATTGTTCTACCAGAATTCTTCTTTCCTGCTCTGCCAATGTACTTAACTGCATTTCCTAATTCAAAATCAAGTTTCCAAGCGTCAATTACATCGATAACCTCAAAACCAGAATCCTTCATATAGTGACTAGGATGATTTACGTTTGAGCTTTCTTTATTTTTTAATTTGTTACATTGACACATAATTCCTGCCGTACAGCTGCAACATCGTTTACATTTTTGCATATACTATCCTTCTACTAATATATCTTCTAAGGTTTGAATTCCTAAATCTTTTAGTTCTTTACTTGAAACTGGAATATTAATTATTTCTTTTTTTGTAATTTCTTCTTCTAAGAAGTTTCCGCTTTCGAGATTTAAATTATGTGGGACGCCTTCAAGATTAGAAACGTGTGAATAGTCACTACATTCAATTCTTACTTTAATATGCTCTTCAAGCTTCGAGCCCCAGACTCTCAATTGAAATCTCACAACTCTTGACTTGTTATTAACACCAGCAAATCGCATCCAAGCTATTCCTGTGTTTTCAAAAAGATCAATCATACTTGAACATCTTTTAAAAATATCTGAATTTTCTGTGCTAGAATTCATTTCTTCTTTGAGAACTGACTTTATCGAATTCCAAACAGGATTGTTTTCATTAATATCAACTTTTGCCCAGGCCCGACCTCTACCAGAAAAGTCTGCAATAACATTTGATAAGTCTGAATGATTTCTGTTTAGAGAACCGTCAACTGCTTCGTTAATAATTCTTTTAAGGAGTGTAACGTTGCAACTCAAGTTTTGTTCTTCCATTTCTTTTATTGCTTCGTTTATAGCAGGAAAAAATATTTTTCTAATTGATTGAATGTCCATTTTGAAATTCCTTTTAATTGTTTTTATTATTATACAATTAATATTCAATTATTACACGTAATTAGTATTTTTCTTTCATTACTTCTTTAAACTCTTTGCGAGATTGTAAATGCTTATTAACCATCCTTACATTTGGCTTTTTAATTATCTTGTCAATCCTACCAGATCGCTGGCCACCGTTAACTTGACAAAAGAAGTCAGCATATTCGAGACCAGTTTCTTTATCTTTCCAAGTATAAATAACTTCACCGTAACCAAAGTTTTGATCTGCACCTTTAATCTCAAACCAAAGCATGTCACCTTTTTTAATATCATCGATAGAGTATGACATAATCACCAAACCATTTATTAAAAGTTTGAACTAACATTTCGTAGTCTGAAAGTATCATTTCATCCTGAATACATTTGATTCTAAACTTGTCCATGTTTAGTTGTCTACCTAATCTTGATGCTAACCCAATCAACAAAAAAGCATTGCCTTCAGGGCTGTTCAAGTCAATTTCTATTTTTTTGTATTCTAATTCTTTGCGAGATTTAATCACTTACAGCCTCTTATATTCATGCACTCAACAAGTTTTCTATCTTGTTTTCTTAACTTAATCTCACACATTTGCAAACTAAACGCTATGTTTCTAACCTTAAAATCGAGTTGTCTTAACTCCTGTGTTAATAATTTATTTGTTTGAATTACCCTCTTGATTTCTTTGTTTTCTTTCATTACTCTATCATACTCTTGACGAGGAACGCAAGAACAGAAAGATATAATTAATAAACATAACAAATAAATATTTCTCATAATTGCTCCTTATAAATCATAACCACCTAAGCTACTTTTATTTGATTTTGCAAAGTAAGTCATCAAATCCATTTCAGAAACAAAAAAACTTATATTGTCAGAAAGTCTTAATAACTCACATTTAACAACTCTTGAAGTACCAGATGCAGCCTGAACTGTACTTCCATTAAAAATAAACTCTTCGTTCTTTGCAATAGGCTTTTTAAGACCTTTAATGCGCATACCGACTTTTGCTGGCATAAAATAGTTTCCTTTACTAGATGTAAAAACAACTGATCCTTTTCCTGTCTTTTCTTTGAAGAGAATAGCGTCACCTTGCCGAATTTCAATCCATTGAGTCATAGTTAAGTCCTTTATTTAAAAAAGCTTTGAAAGTTAAGATAAGTAAATAATAATGTTAGTTCGGTAAATAAAAATACAAAATAAATGTCTGTTCTTTTTCTACGATTGTAGAAAGAGTGTAGATAGCTAAACAAAAAAACAAATGCAGTCAAGATATAAAAGTCAAACATTTTCCTCGTAAAGACCGTTAAGCTTTAAAAATTCATACCAGTTTTCTAATTCTCTATTGGAAGGCTTGGTTAATGCAGCTTCCTTAATCATTCTAATTTCTTGTTCTACATCTTGAAAATCTTCAATAACTTCTTCACTACTTTTGGTAACTTTGCGCTTAAAAGTAGCTGTTGACTTTTTTGCTTTTCTATTTTCAGGCAAAACTTCAATGTCAAGTTTAACTGGTGTATTACCTAAAAGAGGGAAGTCTTTAGATATAGAATGAGAAACTATTAATAAGTTATTAGCATGATCTAATTTAGATCCTTTATATCTAACTTCAAACAACTCAATAGGATTTAACTCAGTGCCTTCAACCTTTGAAAATCTTGCCCACCCAAAACCTTCCCGGTTTACATGATTAAGAAATGTAGAACCTTCACTACAGTCAGGAATAAGGTTTAAAAAACTTTGAAAAGCTTGTGAGTCTTTTGGAATTTTGACCCATGTATTTCCTCTTCCTTTATATTTCTCTTGTATTTGTTTTTTAAATTTATTTTTTGACATATTGTTGTCCTTGGTGATTATTAGTTACATTATATTATAAACATTAATTGTGAAAATTACACGTTAAATATCTTCCTTAAAAAACTTGAAACTACATCTTCTAATTTAACAAAAGTTATTTCCAGCCATAGCGTAATCTGTAAAACAAAGGACGGATTAATTGTAATTAGCATTCTTTCTGCTGTCCTTGATTGTTGTTTTGTTATTTTTCCTGATGTCAATAAAGTAATATCTCCACTGGTATTAACATATATTAGTATTGCACCGCTTTCTTTGATGTCATTGATAACTTGCTGTTGTATTTCATTTATGTCTTTTTCTTGATTGCTCAATCTATATCTCCAAATCTATATCGATAAAAACAAGTCTATTCCACTTTGGACCTAAAACTAAACTTGTTATTTTACCTTTTTTAATAGATAAAAGATTTTTAAACTCTTTGTATGACATTACTTTATTTTTTTTATTAGAACCTCTTACTTGGAAAAGCCTTAACATTCTTTTCTTTTGACTTTTACTAAGACTTAAGTTGTTAATATTGTTAAAAAACTTTTTAATATCTGCTTCTGTCACTTTAATTTTCCTTAATGGAGATGCTGGGAGTCGAACCCAGGTCCACAAATGTTATTACTTAAACGTCTACATGTCTATCTAGTATTTTAGTTTACCAGATACAACTTCTACTAGAAAAATTTATTACTGGGTAGCCTGAGAAAGTTTAGCTTTTAATA